AGCACCAGCCTGATTGTAAGCATTCTCATTAGCAACCTGCTGGCTCACCGGTGCACTATCAACACCATAACCTTGCAAGAATTGCTGTGAGTTATCCCCAACTGTGGTCGGAGTAAATGTTGCACCAGCAAATGGATTTGTGTTGTTTTGTGCAAGATACTGATTTAAAGCATCGTAACCCTGTTTGGTCATGCGGCTAGCGTCAGCGTAGCCAGCACCAATGTTACCCAAAGCAGAATCATAAACACCCTTAATCTGTGATTGACCTTGTTTTTGCATTGCATCAAGATTTCCACCAAGGGTGTCATACATATTTTGCCAATCACCAGTGTTGTAATAATCTTGCATTGCTTTGTATTGTGCTGCCTGTCTAACTTTTTCAGCAATTGCTTGTTGTTGTGAGTCTCGATACTTCATCATGTCAAGAGCACTAGTTCCACTACTAGATCCACCACCCAAAGATGCCCTCAAAGAAGCATAAGGATCCGTAAGGGTTACAGCAGAAGTTGTACCATCAACTGCTGTAGTTGGAGCATAATTAGAACCATATTGTTGTTGATTATAAGTAGTACGTTCAGTGGGTGTAGCACCACCATAATAAAATGGACTCTGATTTATTTGACTTGTTGCATAAAGTTCAGCACCACGTTCCAAACGATCAGCCGAACCACGAGCATTAGGATCAAAAGTAGTAGTAGGCGTAGGCCATACACTCACGTTGGATTGCTGTGCTACCGGCACAACACCTTTGCTACCAGACTGAGTAGTTCCTCTATCCGCTGCCATGTTATACTCCTGACCTCATCTGCATTAGTGCTAATGCATCTTGTTCAATTTGAGAATTTTTATCCGCTTCCAAATTCTTTAAATCATTCTCATACTGAGAAGTTTGCTGTTTCTGTTGCAAACCAAACTGTTGATTCTGTTCATCCTGTGAACGTTGATAATCAGCAGTCTGTCTTGTTTGATTCTTACCAAAATCAACCATTGCTTTCTTAAAAGCACCAGACCTAACAGTAGGAGAAAGAAGACCACGACGACCAAAAGAAGCAACCAAAGGTTGTTGCTGTTGCTGAAAACTTTCATTCAAATCCTGCAAACCACGTGATGCACGTTGATTAGAAATGAAATTAGCATAAGCCTGCATAGCATTATTAGACGCATAGTTGTCCATCAACCCACGACGTTGCTGTTCAAAAACTGCTGGATTATAAGCCATTACCTGTAAACACCTTTCTTATCTGGTGTAAATTGTTTAACATAATTCTTTTTTACATCCTGTTGCGTTTTAATTAAAAGATCAACATCTTTACGCAAACGAACAATCTCTTCCATTAAAACAGAAGTTATCTGCCTAATAGCATCAGCATCAGTTGACTTTAAAGCACCAATTGCCGGTATAGAGAATTCGTTAATAATCATCCAAATACCTGACTCGCCAAAACAATTTGATCCGTAACAGCCAAACCATTTGGCACATCCGTTGAATCAAGTTTTACATAAGTTACAGTTCCATCAGTAATTTTTGATGATGTGACAGCATTAGCCGCAAGTTTTGCGTTAGTAATTGACAAAGAATCAATGTACGTCCCAGAACTTAAACCATCAACATAAAGTTGAACAGCAGTAAAGTTTGCATTAACCTGACTAGCCTCAGCAATGGTTCCATTAGTAAATGTATGTGGAATAGAAATAGTCATTATCCAGTGACCTTTCGAGTGTTGAACTTATAAGAAATACTGTCAATTCCCCATTCAAGTCCGGTAGGACCAGTAAAAAGTAATTGAACAGACTTGGCCATACCAAGATTTGCACCACGAACAAGTTGAGCACCAGCAGCCCTATAACCCCAAACACCAGAGTTCCAACGACCTTCACCCCAAATCATTCCACTAGCACTTGCTTCAAGATTTAAATTAAACGTTCTACGTTCATTTCCAAGTGCTTCTTCAAAATCATGAAATGCTTTAACACCAATTGTTCTTGCAGTATCAACTTGTTTAATAACAATATCTGGACGTCTAAACATTTTTCTCATTGAATAGGATTGTCCATCAACCCAACCGGTTCGATAGTAAGAATCAAAACCAATTTCTTCAGTAGCAATTAAATCTGATGCAGTATCATATTGGTCTATTTTTAATACCCTGCCATACTTAGAATGAATACCCAAAGGTATTGCTTTTCCAGTTGAATCAATCCAGTCAACACCACCACAAATGGCATAACCATCTGCAGTTGAATGTCGCATCCAAGCACCTTCATTAATCTGTGGGTCGTAAACAAAACTTGTCGTAAGATCACTCACTGCTGTGGTCGTAGAATACGGCATTGACCACCAGACCCGTCGGTTGATGTACGAAACCGACACCTTGTTAATTGATGCATCAGAAACATGCCCTAAAGGGAAAATAGAATTTATACTCATTGACACATTGGTCAATGAGTTTCCATTGTAGTAAAACAAACCCTGTGGATGTGAATAAAAGTAAACTCCATTTTCGGCCACAGCCATATGGTGATGACTTGCTACACCAAGTTTTGATGTTAACTCAACAACTTGAAAATCTGTGTTGTCATACCCATAAACAACGTAAACAGCCTTTGGTTTAAATACAACCAATTGTCCTTGGACTACCGCTACAGCGTTTACTCCAAGTCCACCACCCTGGAAATCAATGTAATCATCTTCGCCCCAGTTTTCTGGTGCTCCTTCAAGCGACCATCTAACTCTGTTGGGGTAAGTAATACCATCTTCAGTTGTATTTGCTGCAATAAGTTTATTTGCATGAATAATTAAATGTTCTGCTTTTGGAAGATGATGAACAGATGCATTAACTGCTGTTTGCCAATCATTTGGATTTGTTCCAGCCGCACCTAATGACGTTGCATAAGTGTCAGTCACAGACCACTTGTATCCACCAGTTCCAGCGGAACCAGTGCACATGTACATTACGTCACCCCATTGGGCCATGCATACACCATGTGCCGAACTAGAAGTAATTGGGTTTCCAGCAGAATATTCAAGTGCTGTAAAGTTTGTTCCAGTAGATTTAAATACTTTTTGATTTGCTGAAAGCATAATATATGGAGTTGTGCCAGCAAAGTTAAATAATCTTTCGGGACTCCATGTTCCGGTAAATGGGACTACCGTTGAATTGATTTCACGCATAGCACCACGAGTAAATAATCCGCCACGTGGGTCTACTTCAATATTAAACATATCAGGTGACTCATTACGCTTTAATTGAAATTGGTCTGCACGAAGGTTCAACCCACCAGTAAAGTCATCAAAACGTTCAACGGATACGGCAGCCATTAGTTTCCTAAAGTTGCACCAAGTGTTTGCAACCAACGACGCATAGTTGGATACCTACGTCCACCAGACATGATTACTGGTTGTGCACTTGATGCTTTCATCAAGTCACGTCGTGCTAGTCCGACACCTTCTTCAAAGGTGCGGAAATACATTGCCGATAATTCTGCGTCTTCTTGGCGTTGATAAATACGACCAAGAACAAAATAAGGTAGCAAAGCATGAAACCACACATCAAGATCAATTTCTTCTGCCGTGTCGGTCAACCAAGTGTAAACAGGATTTCTATATGCACGAAGAACCAAGTTGTAAACAATGTCTGGCTTCGGCCACAGTTGAAGTTGGTTATCCCAAAAAGAATAAAAATATGGTCGTCCTGGAACGTTTGTATTGGCAAGCCAAATACGTTCTGCCTCATCATAAGGTATAAGAGTTAAACGATTTCCTGATGCTGTGTCATCAATGATCGAGATAATTTCTCGAATGTCACCAATGTTTGCAATAGTGTAGTTTTGCTGAGCAGCAACAGTACTTAACGTATACGACTGTTGGAGATAAGGCCAACGACGTTCAAGCATGTAAATGCGTTCAAACCCTTCACGGGCAAATTGATCTACAACCGAATCTGGAAGATCGGTTTCATCTAGGTCAACCATATTTCTGACCTGTGTTCGAAGATCGGTTAAAGTTATACTCATTTAGCCTGACCCTTCGACCTTAGATGACCTACACAAAAATCAGTACCTTTAGCCTTTGGACCTTCACAAGTGTCTTCGTTGGCTATGCAACGGTTGCGACCTATGTAGGGAGCAGACGGAGCAGCAAGTTTTGCTCCTGATACTCCGGCTAATCGCATACCGGATACTGGTTTTCCATAATAGGAATGGGCTGGTGTAGCGTTTTTCATATACAACTAGCCCGTTTTGTTACATATCCCCCACCACGGGGGAGGTCCATGGTGAGGGAATGTTAATTAACTATTTTTAATAAAGCATCATTTTCTTTGATGTGGATGGCTTTGCTGGCTTCCGTGTGTTCGGACTAACAATCTTCTGAACTTTTCCTGCTTCAGCAATTCGTTGACCAACACTACGAGTGTCCTTTGGCTTTGACTTCGAACTTCCCTTAGGGAATCCAGAAACCGATGGCTTAGGATTAAAAGGACCATACTTGCCAGTTCCACTCATACGTGGTTCTTTGCTTCCAGTATTTGCATACGAAGTCTGCTTACCTACACGACCCATACGTACTGGCTGATCCCCACTGGATTTTGGTTTAACAATTGCTGGAGTCATGGGTTTATTTGGGGTAACAGAAGATGACCCGGAAGTTTTTTTCTTAGGTGCAGCAAAACCCTTGCGAGCAACATTGCCAGACTGAAACTTCTGTTGAAGTTGCTTACGCATTTCAGGAGTAACAGTCTTGCCAGCAGCCTTCATTTCAGCCAAACGAGTCTGAACAAAGAAACGCTGATTAGCCTGTTTAGCAGTAATACCTTTTGATGCAGTTTTATCTGCAACAAATGCTTTACGATCAGCAACACGTTTTGCTACAGCGGGTTTCTTTTTTGCACGACTTGTTGGTGCACCTGCTGAATACTCATTCATTGGCATAATTAATACATGCTCTTTGAACGAGTAGTTCCACTCTTGCGACGCTTTGAAGCGTCTGCAGCATCAGCCTTACGCATTACTTGACCCTTAGATGCAACAGCACCCTTACCAGCCTTCGTAGGGCCACGAGTATCAGGTTGTGCTTTAATAGCACGACCAGTTGAGAACATTCCACCCGGTCGGAAATCTCCAACCTTCTTGAACTGACTCGGCTTGTTATTCTTTGACGGCTTCTGTGCTTGCTTCGTCATACGAAGTGACTGTGCTTCAATTGCTTTTTTTGGTGGATACTTACTTGCCATTAGAGTCTCCTAACTCAATAGTAAAAAGGGGGAGTGAGCCAGAAACACCCACCCCCCCAATTTAATTACTTACTTGCGGTAAATGCTTACCGTGTTCGCTGCGGTGAAAACACCAATGAACGTTGCTGACGATGCTGCTGCAACAGTTGCCGAACCGACAAGAGTTACACCAGATGCACCGGCAGTAAGGGTAATTGCATATGTTGCTGGAGCAAGGTTAACAACCGTGAACTCAATTGAAGTTCCGACTGCCTCATCAGTGAAAGCAGCACCAAGTTCCGCACCGGTTGGTGTGGTCAAGGCACGACCTGCTGTTGGTGTCATCGTGTAAACTACACGACGTGCACCAGCAAGAGTTGCTGCTGATATTGTTGTTGCAGCATCAGAAGCGGCAACAACAGTTACCTTTTCTTCTTTTGCTACCCATGCTTCAAGACGCTTGCGTGTTACCGCACCCGCTGTGTCAGTTGCTAATAGT